GTAAAGGTTTTTTAATGTTTAACTCATCAAGTTGTGTTGATACTTCAAACTCTTGAAGTGTTTTTGGGTCTCTTAGTATCAATTTGTACTCAGAACCAAAAGCAGTATTTCTTAAGAAGATAAGGATAGCCTCAATATCACAATCCAAAAGTTCATCAGGGTGAAAATCCGTTTCGTAAATTTTGTTTCGCAATAATGTCGAAATAATGTCATTATTTTTATTATCAGCCAAAAGGATGTTCTCATCCATGGCAGTCAGGTAACCAACCTTTAAGGCTGATTTTTTATTTTTATAAAATTTTCCACGAGAGGGTAGTTCAACTACATCGTGAGGTAAATTAAAACCTTCTTGTAAATATTGTGAGTAATCTGTCATAATAAAAAAAAACCATAGAGTTTCCCCTATGGTTAAATATAACTACACTGATTTTTTCGTAAATACTATTAATAAACTAAGATACATCTATCAGGACGAAGTGTAGCACTAATTGTTGCTAAGTTGTCGTCTGAGTAACCTAAAGAGTCGAAATTCACATCTGTTAGGAAAGTACCTTGTAAAATCCATTTTTCGACCGCAACACCTGTTGGGTCTAACATTTCCAAGAAAATGTTTTTCTTATAACCTGCGGCGTATCCCATACGACCTGTAACAGATTCTGCGTGTAGACGTACCCATTCCATAAGGGCTTGAGCCGCTGATGGTCCGATTGGGTCACGGAATGTAACGTTTATTGTATTCCATGTGAATCTACCTGCTACGTAAGTAGATGTGTTTAAAAATGGAATTTCAACAGGATTGATTGTAATTTGTGGTCTTGCTGTAGATTCAACAAACCAAGAATTGATACCCAAAGAAGAATCAAACGTTAAGATAAATCTATTTTTACGTTTTGGTTCGTAAGGCATCGGCATTTTCATTAATAAATCAGCCATAGTATTTTTTTTTAGTTTTCGTTTTTTTAGTTTATTTACTTATAAATACACGGATGTCGAAAAATTTTTCTATTTACTTTATTCCGGAAATTTTGGATTATGTATATCCAGTTCCAGTAATACTTAAATAAATTATATTTCTTTTTTTTCTCCTCCTTTAGTTAAATAAGTTCTTACTGGTTTATCTGAATATTCAGTATCTAAGAATTGCTTTATCTTTTCTATATTTCTAGGGTCATCATCAGAAAATCCAATTTCCGGTATAAATCTGTTTTTCACATCGTTCTTGAAAAATGCTTGTTTACCCAGTCTTGACGACATTTCTTTTACGTATGAGATAAATTCTCTTAGGGCTTTAATTTTTCCTTCTTCAGGGTTTGTTGCGGAACCTTCACCAAAAGTTACAGGGTGAAATTTACACATATTAAGGTACTCCATAATAATTTCATTCCCATCCATTTCACCTTCTTCTGCAATGTTTCTAAATTTTTTTAAATTAGAAATACATTCTTGTTTTGAAATACCGTTGTGATTTGTAACGATGTAATTGTATGTTGCTTCTTTAAGGGTTTCAGGGTTGTGTCCTCTTGCTGTGATAATCGCAAAGATGGAACCACCATTTAAACACTCCACAAAATCATCCCAGGACGGTCCTGGTTTAGCTAACATTGAGTCAACGATGAACTGAGCATCTCCTTTACTTCCGAAGTTTCTAAAGGGGTCATTTGCAAATGCCGCAACTTCTTTTCCTTTATACATAAATGGTTCTTTACCGATATCCATTCTATATTCAGCAAAATCTTCAGTACCCATACCAACCTCTTCACCGTCAGCAGTTGACACGATAATTTCCGTTGGCATAAAAACAATATTGTCATCCCAATCAAAAGCGTAATACTTTAAATCGGGATTACCGGCATCGTCAAAACCCTCACGTAAAAGTTTTTCTTCTAAAAACTCTTTTAAAACTTTTTTAAACATTTTTGTTTTTTGCAATTTTTTCAATTAATCTTTCTAATTGAGCTTCAGAAACAATGATATTTTGTGATTTTTTTGAAAATGACTTTTTACCTGTTTTAGGTAAGTTAAGATTTTCATTTAATTTTGATTTTTTGAATTCCATGGTTTTTCTTTGTTTAGGCTAAAAGAGGGGTTGATGAACAACCCCCCTTATTTTTAATTATTAAATGTCTTCAAAAGACGCTCCTGTTGGAGTAATCAAGAATTCGATGTCGATGAATTCAAGTGCTCTTGTTGGTTTCAAGTAAATCTTACCAACCAATTGGTTAGCATCGATATCTTCAGGACTGTTTGAAACTGTAACTCTGAAGTCTACTAAACCTCTATCTCTTCTGATTGAATCCAAAATTGGGTTTACAGAATCCAAGAAGTCTTGTCTTACCTGTTCGTCATTTTGTTCAAACAACAATCTGATAGCCACCGCTGAAATCAATTTACGTGATTGTAGTAACAATCTTCTTACGTTGATTCTGTCAAGTGCTGATTGTCTAATTTGTAGAGTTTTGTTACCCCAAATTACTGTTCCTACATCTGAGAAAGTTGCAATTGGGTTAATTCTACCTTCATACAAAGTATCACGAGCTTCTTGTGTTAGTTTCACACGAGCTTTAACCGCATTTACTAAACCTCTTGTGTAACCCGCAGTTGCAAACCATGGGAATGCAATGTTATCAGTCAATGCCAAGTTTCTTACAACTTCAGAAGTTGGTGGAATGTATACTTGAGTGTTATTTACACCGTCTCTAACCAAAATCCAAGGGTAGTAAGTTGCTGTGTAGTTAGAATCAATATTACTTTCTTCTAAGTTATCAACTGCTTCTTGTGGGTAGATAAAATCTGCTTGGAAGTTAGATGTTGTTGGTGCGTACATGTCGTAGTCAGGAGTAGTACAGACGTATAGTGAATCTGCTCTGTCTGATTCAATCATATCAATTGCTTGTTCAACCAAGTTTGAGTTATTAACATAATCAATACCTGGTGTTACAAACACGTTAATGTTAACCGCTTCAGGGTTTGCAAATGTTTGTTGACCAACTAAGTATGCATAGTAGTCAGTGTTACCGTAATCTTGTGTATTATCACCAATTGTAATCTGCTTAAATGCTCCCCAACCTGTTGCGTTTGGATATGATGCCGATTGTAATGGTGATGCACCTTTTAAGTAACCTGGTTGACCCAACATAAATGTGTCAGTGTTACTTCTATATTCTCTATAAATGTCCCATCCATCAAAACCACCTTGAGCCACTAACGAGAATTTTCTTGCAAAAGTTCTGTAGTATGGATTAGATTGATTTGTTGGGTCAGATTGGAATGATGCTGAACCACACTCAAATGCTGTTTGACCTGAAGTAACGTAAATGTTAGCGATTGTAACCGCAGTTGCTCCTGAGTCCATGTGGAAACCAGGTGTGATGTAATTCCAAGGTGCACTATCGGTAGCACAACATAAGTTAGTTGGGTTTTGTTTTCCTTTGTATTGGAAGAAATCGTAATCGATACCAACAGTATTTGAAATACCTAAGTATGTTTTTCTTACGTTATCACCTGAAGATAGTGTTGTATTATCTGTACCTGTTGAAGTACCGAATGGTGGGTTCCAAATTTGTTGACCTGGATAGTTGTATTCTGTTTTAAAGATTACAAATGGTGAATTTGCTCCTTGATATTCTCTGAAGTTAAATCCTTCAAAACCACAAGGTAGTGAATCAATTGGTGCATCTTCATCCATTTCAACCATAATAAAAGTTGATTTTAATTCAAACTCACCATTAGATGTACCAATTTTCTTAGCTACGAAACTGTTAGAACCTGGGTCCATAGTACAGTTAGTGAATTTTTCAAGAACGATTGGATTTGCATCTGTATCGTAGAAGTCTCTAACAATAATATCAAATGTCATGTTATTAAAAGACATGTTTGCAATTGACATTTTAACTAATTGGTTAGCTGAGTTACCATCAGAAATTAACACGAATCTGAAAAGTCTATAAACTGTATTACCACGAAGTTCAGATACCACAAATGGTGTTGCTGGTGTTTGGTATTGCTCCAAGTACCAACCAATTGATGAGTTAGTTCCATTATCTTCTCTTGCGGATGGTAAAGAAATTAATGTTGAGTTTAATCCTCTAACATAACCTTTTCTGTAACTCCAATTCATCAAGTTGTAGAAAGTTTCTTCTAAGAATAAAGGAACCTCAGTTCTTGGTTTACCAAAATTGGTCATACCAAATACTTTAGAAATATAATCTGGGTCTGAAGTCGAGAATGATGTTTCAAAGTTGAAGTTTTGACCTTCGTTTGTTACACCTGAGATTGCAAATGATGCGTATGGGTTTTCTAACACGTCAGAGTAAGAACCTGTAGTAGTGTCCATAATAACTTGTGACATACCTGATACTGTGTATACAGGGCCTCCACTTGAGTCTGAGTTTAATCCTCTTGAACGAAGTGTTGCGATTACAACATTGTTATAATCTGTGTATGCTGTAGCAACAAAGTTTAATACTGTTCCCGAAACTGTACCTGAGAATGAACCAGGTGTTGCTGTAGGTCCAAAATTGGAACCTATAACTGAGTTGAATGATATACCATCGTAGTTATTACCTGATTGTGGGTCAAAAGCTGCGTAGTACCAAGTATCCATTGTACTTGCAGTGTAATCTGCATTTGCAGTTGTCGTTCCTGAAGTGCCTAAGAAATTAGTAACACCTGTGTAACCCGCACCAGTATAAGAGTTAAATGTTGATGCTGACATGATACCCCATTGACCCATAGTAGAAGCACTTAATGAGTTAGTTGTACATGCAGAAACAATAAACGATGCCAATTGTCCTGACATGGTAGTTGAACTTCCATTGAATAGTGTTACTGTGTCACCGATGTAAGTACTAATTGGTGGTGAGAATGGTCCAAATGTTACAGTTCCGCCTGTAGAACCTGTAAATGAAACAGACCAATCTTGTTGAGTAGTTGCTGAAATAGTTGTAGGGTCCAAGTTAGCTTGCATTGTGATTGACCAAGATGGTCCTGCGTCATAACCTGATAGACCTAAAACTCTTGTCACAAATAACTGATTAGATTGTGATAGATACGCTTTGGCGATGTATGCTGCCTCGTACTTTGGAATTTGAGTGTTTACGAATTTAGTTGGGTTTGTACCACCAAATAGTGCTGTAAATTCATCGTAGTTTGCTACGAAGATAGGTTCGAATGCGGGACCTGTTAAAGTCTCACCAACGATACCCAAAGTTGTTACACCAACACTTTGTGCTACAAAACTTAAATCTCTTTCTGATGTGTATACACCGGGAGAAACGAAGACTTTGTTAGATGTTGCCATTGTTTTTTATTAGTTTCGGAATTTATTTTATGTATAAATATTTCAAAAAATTTAAAAGAACATTTACTCTGGTAGTATATTTATTAAGTAGTGAGAAAAAAATCTACCTTTTTTCTGCCTTATTTTTTATGAAAGAAATCAAGAACTTAAAAATATCAAAACAAACCCACACAATACTTAAAAACCATTGTGATAAAAACGGGTTAAAGATGTACGCCTTTTTGGAACAGTTGATAATAAAAAACTGTTCACCTAAGAAAGATATATACGGAGAAGATTAAAGTAGAGTTGCGGTGGTAAACAAAGTTGCCGTCTGACCTGCAGTGTCTTTGGTGATTTCAATCCTTAATACATCGTGGGTATTAATTTGGATTTCAGTAACATCATCACCATAATAATCATTATTGATGTATACTGACCAAGTATCGACATTATCTTTACCCGACACAAAAACATTGGCAGTGTAGTTAAATGTTTGAGTTACTTCAGTATCACCCGTACCAAATTGGAAGTCCACATTTGTTGAGTTACTAACCGGTGACATCTTAGCCTTTCTTGCTCTTGTTTTTGTATCAACTTCAATAAGTTGTAGTAATCTTGATACCGCTGGTTTGACCTCAAACTCTTCTTCATCAATTAAAAATCCCATCATTAAAAACTCATATGTTTGGACATAATATTTTCTTTTATCAACATCCATTGATGAGTCATCTGAAATGTTTTGTAAAACAATCGGAATGTAACTACCTTTAATAAAGGTATATGCTTGTCTTGAACTAAACTTTTGTAATACAATTCGGTTAAATTGATTTAACTCTCTCATCCTATTACAAACAATCTTAACCTGATAAGTTATATCAACAGGGACTGGCTGAGGTATTTTATAAACATCCATACCCTTTCTGTTACCATCCCAAGTCGGAACTTTAGCCCAATAAAACTGTCTTCTGTTAGGGATAGTATAAATTAATGAAGGATTACTTCCGTATTTAACCTCTGGTTGTCTTACTGTTGTAATAAAAGGAGGGACAGGATTACTATTTAAATCCTGAAAGTTCCATGTCTGCGCAAACTGTGCCCAATTTTGAGTAGTAATAATAACATCAACAGATGGTACAATAGCCCCCTCGACCACACACTTTAAATCATTCTTTACAAAATCCAACATACCTCTATCCAAATCGGCATGTAAAATAGATTTAGGAAGATAAGTTCCGTCCTTTGTAATATAAGATAACAACTCTTCCCTACGAGCAAGTCCTGTAGGTACCGTATTGATATTAATATTTGTTTTTATTTTTTTAGGAGGTAATGCCATTATAATCCATTGAACTCATTAATACTAACCGGTGTTGCTGTGTAAGAGTAGTAAAAACTCTTATAACCTCCGTAGGTATGTTTATTATCGTAGTCAGGTGTACCCGCATCAATTACATTGTAGTATCTAACTTCGTCTTCTTTAACCCAATAACCAATATAATCACCAACTTTAATATCAATTGCAAGTTCTTCCAATTCCTTGTTATAAACTGAAAATGTCATATTACCAGGTTCGTTTTGCATAATTCTAGTACCATTTATATATTGGTTGGTAGCCTCTTCAATACGAACTAAAGCCCTAAACTCAACTGGAGGTGCAAATTGAATTCCTCCGTTAATAACTTCACCGTATACATCATCCTTATTGGTTCTTTGTATATCAACACTGTATAAAACCAAAGTGAAGTTCAAATCACCATTAAGGTATTCTCTACCCATTTCAATTTCAAGGGCAAAATCATCTTGTCCGAAGAACTTTTCTAATCGTGTAATTGGAACTCTGCGTGTCATCCTTGATAAATATTACAAATTTGATTATCTTTTTAATTATTTAGTTCAATGCAAGAACAAAGTGTTAAATCCAACATACCTGAAATCAGGGCACTCCGTATTTTAGAAACATACGAGGGGTTTAATAATTATATACTTGGTATTAAAAAAAAGGTAGAGACCCAAAAACACTTCAAGATTACAAGACCACAATCTGACTATGTTTTAGATTTCCATAAAATAGTTCCAAAAGTAGCACGTAAGTGGGTTCCGTTGGATAAATATTTTTCCAAAAGAATGATGGAGGACAAACTCCTTACACGTCAACCTGAGCAAATTTACGTTGAAAAGATTTTAGCCGAAAAAGATAAAGCATTTCACATTTATGGTAAGTTGTTTGAGTCTGAGGACCTTCATGAGTTTTGGTTACCGAGGGCTGCGATTGTACCAAACAAAGAAAGGGTTGTCGAAATTGATTATTCAAAATACACCCAACGACCACCACTAGAACACCAAAAAGAAGCCATAAGAAAATTAGTTTCTAATGATAAGTTTATTCTTGCTGACGATATGGGTTTGGGTAAAACAACATCCACGGTAATCGCATCTTTGGAAATCAAATCAAAAAAAGTTTTAATTATTTGTCCAGCATCTTTAAAGATTAACTGGCAAAGAGAAATTGCAAACTATACCGATAGAAAAGTATCAATTGTTGAAGGTAAGAATTGGGAGTCAGGTGATTATGTGATAGTAAACTACGACATCTTAAAAAACTTTTACGACCCAAAAGATATTAAAAATTCACAAATAATTAATGAAAATTTTGATTTAGTGGTGGTAGACGAAGCTCATTACATTCAAAACAAACAAGCACAAAGAACTAAACTTGTTAATGATATCTGTAAAAAAATTGGACGTATTTGGTTATTGACCGGTACACCAATGACATCAAGACCGATTAACTATTTTAATCTTTTGGATTTGGTGGACTCACCCGTTGCTTGGAATTGGATGGCATATGTTAGAAGATACTGTGAAGGATATCAGTTCAAAGTTGGTAATAGGAAAGTTTGGAAGTTAGATGGAGCATCAAATTTGGAAGAATTACGTGACAGAACAAAACCACAAGTTTTACGAAGACTAAAACAGGATATATTAGACTTACCCGATAAGATTATTACACCAGTGTATCTTAATTTAAAGTCAAAAC